ATGCTTCTATATTATAAAAATGAATGCTTGGGTGAAATAAAAGGCGCTACTGTTGAAGGTGTCTGGATGTATGGAACAATCATTCCTAATGAAAACATGGAAAAGTTCAAAGATTTCTTTAAGGCTGTAGTAAACGAGGATGACCCTTTTGCCATTGAACAGTATAGTGAAGAATGGTTAGATGATGAAAATTGGTTTATTATTGATGAAAAGCAAAAAAAGGTAGGTATATCCCTTCCAGGGATTTACGAAAATGATAATGAAATAAATTGGAGATGGAGATAAGAAGGCCCCTTTTTAGAGGCCTTTTTTTATTACTTCAGTAAGGATTCGAGTTTTGCTTTCGTTTTCGGTCCGTAAATACCGTCGGCAGAAAGCCTGTGCATAAGCTGGAACCGTTTGACCGCGTTCGCCGTTTTCGCCCGTAATAGCCACCTATGCCGTTATTCTTCGCCCCTTTGTCTGGATAGAAATAGAGGGCAGCTAAAGCCTCCTGAATCTGCCGGACGGCCGTCCCTTTCATCAGTGGGCTTTTTACCTTATAGATGCCAGACCGCAGCGTGCAGGATGATTTTTTGCCGCTTGAAGAAGGCTTTTTCTATTCCGCTGCAAGAGCTTGCAATATGGGAACGTCCTTGAATTATTATGCCAGTAACCAAACGTTTTTCTCATGATATGAGGACCGATGACCCGACATATTCCGCAGTATCATTCATATGTTCATTAAGCGATTCCCCGCTCTTGCACAAACAACAAAAACTCCCCAAAAAACAAAAAAACCACCATCATATGTATGGTGGAGACGGTGGGAGTCGAATAGATAAGTTTTACATCGGTTTATTAATAAGTGAAATGGCTTTGTATCAAGTGTTTTATGTTTATCAGTTTTCCTTGGATAAGTATAAAATTTTAATAGGTTCTTCCCATTTTCTTACCACAAAAAAATAGAGACCATCAAGGAGATTAAAAGATTGTGTAAAGTTGTTGTGTGGGTGACACATCTTTTTTTAGCGGCACTTAGAACAGTATTATATTTAAGTATATAGAAACGCCCCCTCATTTGTTTTAAAATGTAAATGTGCGTTTTAAAACAAGAGGGGGTTTATTATGGCTTTATTTATTTCAATATTTGCTGCTTTTATGCTTATAGGAGCACTTATAGGTGTATTAATGCTAATCCCAGTTCAAACAAGAAAAGCTGGACTTCGGCTGGCTCTTTTTTGTATTATTATTTTACTTTCAATATCACTAATTAATAATTTTTTTCTAAAGCACAAAAATGAACCGGTTGCCACCATTACTCCAGAAGAGTATAAAAAAATAAAAGAAGGAATGACTTATGATGAAGTCAAAAAAATTGTTGGTGGAAAAGCGAAATCTGTAGAAAAAGTTGGTCATTCCTCATCAAAATTTTATGATTTCGACGGAGAGGGCGGCTTAGAAAATGATGCAGAAGTATCTCTTTATTTTGTTGCTGGTGAGTTAAGTTTCAAAAGTGAATATGGGTTAATTACTAAAAATAATCAATCCGAATTAAATCATTCATCTACTGAGAATGAGACAAGCGATACAAGAAATATAATTGAAGATTTGGTCGATAAACATTTAAAGAACGTTTCTATTGAAGACATTGAAGTCAATCAAAATTTGGGGCATGATAAAAAAGATCAATACATTACGCTAGTTCACTTATCATTTGATCTTAAAAATTCACCAGCAACAACAAAAAAGATAATTGAACTATATAGTGAGGATTTGGCTGCTCGTCTTGCTGAGGAAGACACAAGCGTTAGCGAACTTTCTGTATTTTGGAAAGCACCTTATATAGATGAAGACGAAACTTTAGCAAAATTCTCTTATAAAAGATCTGGTGAAAAAATGGTGACCAGTGCAAGAAATGTTTCTCAACTCTTAAATTAAATTATGAGCCCATTCGAAAGGATGGGTTATTTTTCTTGTTGGAAACAGAACAAGCGTTCCCTTATAATCATCTCAAGGAGATGAACACCATGAAAGATGACAACTTGAAAGATCGGGGATCAATCAAATGGACAGCTATGATGCTGCCGGAGCATGTCAGTTTGCTTCGAGAGAAAGTAAAAAAGCCTGCCAATTGGTAGGCTTTTTAAAAATATTTTAGATTTCAGGGCTGAACATCAGAAACAACCTTTTCATCGCTTATTTGTACTTTTGGTTTTATCCAACTTGTAACATGCAAATTTGGTTGGACTTCTTGTATTCTCTTAAAGTCACTATCACAACTCAATATAGTCATATCGTTCGCAATAGCTACGGCTGCTATCCAAAGATCATTTTCACTTATTCCTGCCTTTTGCAATGTGTATCTTCTTCTTTTCTTTTTTTCTTTAGGACCAAAGTGAGAAAGGATCTTACTTTTTAATTCACCATAAGCTTTTGAAACCTTATCATCACATGTGTAGATATTTATATCTTTTAAAAATGACTCTATTGCAAATAAATTCTCAGCAAATTTATCAGATCTGTAAGCGGCAAAATACATCTCTGCCTCTGTAATGAAACTTGTACACACATCCCCGTCACTACATCTTTCAAGTTCAACGATAACCCCTTGTTCTCCCCCGATAATACCACTGCAATGATTTGTATCTAAAAGCAACATAACTTAATGAAATTGAACCTCTGTTCTGTTATTGTAAACTTCATTAATACAATCATCCAAATCATTTCCATTCCATGTACCAACATGTTTCAGTAAACGGTTTGCAGTGGCTTTCTTTTTATGCTTAATAAGCCAATCTAATCTCGGTTCAGGGTTTAACGGAGATTTCCATGTCCCGTCCAACACTTTATGAGAGAGGTTTGTATAGTAAGAACGTATTATGTCTTCAGGAATAACTTTGTTTGTTGGTGCCTCTGGATCTAAATCGCCGCGAGTTATTTTCCACGGATCCTCTTGATGCGTTAGGTACTCAAGTTCATCCCCACTATACATTCCAAATACATCCCATATCTTATCTAAGTGCTCTTTTTCTTTAAGAGATAAAGGATACAGTTCAAGTTCATTAGAAAAACCAATTGGTGGAATTGGCGAGTAGCCAAAAGCACTATACTCATTGTATATATTGTGATTTACCGGTCCATGTCTCCAAGCTTCAAACACGTCATTTTCAAACAAAGGCTTTCCTTCATTAGCTAAAAACCAAGCTTGGGCATAATATAGGATTTTTTGTAACTTTTTAGGGGTAATCTCATATTTTGATTTCGGTTGACTTTTATTTATAAGATAAAGAGCTGCAACTGAAATTTTCATAAAAACCCCCTCCTTTGAACATAATATATAAACTTATATTAATGTAAAAAATCCCATATGGCAATATTTTTATATTGATTTTTTTAGAATATGCGTTATAATACTATATTTTGTGCCCACATCCATACATAACACTATATATTGATTTCAGATCGTTATCCAATTCGAAAAAACAATCAAAAAACACAATATATGGACAAAAGAGTCGTTTTTAAGCCATCTATCTATATATTGTATCTTTAAAAAACTTCACTCATCATACGGCCGGTATTTTTTTCGGCCAGCTTCAAGTTCTTTCTTTTGAGCCTCCACATGATCACGGAGAAACAAGCTAACTGTACCGACCTTCTTCACAGGTTTTAGCTTCCCGGAACTCACCAATGCACTTAAACGCTGCCTTGTAACCCCGAGAAGCTCCCCCGCCTCTGCAGCTGTCAAAACTTCATCCTGGATAAACTTAATTTTTTCGTTTTCCTTCATGCCTTTTATCGCTCCAAATCAGAATTAATCCTTTTAACAGTGTGACAATCACAGCCAGGTATAAAATGACGCCTGTGATTTTCCCGAGAGTACCGACTTTTTCAAAATCTATTGCAAAAATGCCCGCTATTAGGATGAGCATAGTTGCCATGTCTAATGAGCTGTAATGCTTAAAATATTGTTTCATAATTTGTGGACGTGATATAATGAATTGGAGAGCAAGGGGATTTCTCCCCTTCTCTCGCTCACTATGTTTAGCGCTTCTTGCTTACCCGGCGGGAGCGCTTTTTCTTTTTCTTGCCTCTTTTTTTGCTTTCGTTTTGCCATATGTCATAAATGTGTTTGAATATGGTCACCACTCCAGCAGTGGCAAGAATCCAGTTTCTTACCTCGTCCACTTTAGCACCTCCTTTCTATATTTTAATTATACCAAACCTATTTACAACGGTCAATAGATTGTCGCAAAAACTTAGTCTTAATTATCTATGTAAAAGGATTCATTTTCATGGATAAACAGGTTTTATTCCCCAATCGTTTTCCGTATAGTGGTAAACTTTTTTCTGAATAAGTCTTTTGAAAGGGTTTGACGTATGAAAGTCTTTGAAGCGAGTTCTTTAATTGAAGCAGCGAACAAACGTAAGAAAGAATATGAAGCCTTTGAAGATCAATTGCAAACACTGAAAAAAGCGTTTCTGGGCGTCGCTGATTTAGGTGATGATTTTCAAGGGAAAGGCGCGGACAACATCAAAGACTTCTTCAGAGGACAGGCCGAGATCGTTGATAGCTGGCTCAAGCTTGTCGATGCACAGATCTCTTTTTTTAAAGGGGTTTCCGGCGACATTAAAGATCAAAAGCTGTCCAATTCATATGTGGAAGTCTCTTTTCTGGATCATGAGCTGAAAAACGCGGATTTGAAAGCAACGGAAATTGTCTCGGGACTCAAGCTTGAAATGGATAAGATCATCGCCAGTGTAAGCGATATTGTTGACTTGGACAATTGGACGCTAGATGACTATATTGATAAAATGGGCAAGGCACAAGAAACCCGCCAGAACACAATCGATGCCGTCAACAAGCTTGATGAATCGTTAAAGACCGAATACTCAAATTTAGAGGCTCTTGACAATGCAGTGCTCGCCAAGTATTCCGGTCTAATGGAGGCCACAAGCCATGGGAAAAGCGCGGCTCCGATGCATTTTAGTTTGAAGTCATTTCATTCCAGTGAAATCTACAAGAATACAATGGAAGTTGAAAAACAAGCCACTAACTACATCGACTTCAAAAGCGAACAAGCGGAAGCGCGGCGGCTGCAGGAAAAGCAAGAAGAGGAAGCGAACAAGCCTTGGTATTTAAAAGCGCTTGATGCAGCCGGTACATTTGTCGGAGAAGTCAGCGGGTACTACGATTATAAAAGAGCTGCCGATGGTGTTGATCCTGTAACAGGTGAAAAGCTGACAGACGGCCAGCGAGTCGCTGCAGGAGGTATGGCAGCAGCCGGATATATTCCAATCATCGGCTGGGCCGGCAAACTTGCGAAAGGCGGAAAAGCCATTTATTCAACCAGCAAGGCGGTGTATGCGGCAGATAAAGCACTTGATGCGTATAAAACAACCAAAACATTTCAGAGCTTGAAAAATGCCGAAAAAGGCCTTTACGGGCTTGCCGCAGCAAATGGATTTAGCGAAACCATCATCGGCCGAGATATGTTCGGGAATAAGATTTCGGATGAGCAGCGCCAAGATAGCCTAAATCATGCTTTATCAATGCTCGGAGCCTATGGTTTGCGTGGAGTCAATACCAAATTAAATGTTAAGAATCCAGATGTCCCCAAAAGACCAACTTGGCGGCAATCAGAAGTCGATGTAGGAAAGGACTATCCTGATTACAGTGCTCAAAAGTCATTTATAGACGGCAAAGAAGTTCCATATGGAAAAAAGGGAAGCTCTCGACCGGATTTTTATAAAAAAGGCCATAGCATAGAGGTGAAAAATTACAAAATAACCACACCAAGTGGAAGAAGTAGACTAGTGAACAATGTTTCAAAACAAGTCGAAAAACGCTTGACAGATTTGCCAAACAATACAAAACAAACTGTTATCATAGATATTAGGGGCCAGTCGGTTTCTGAAGAGATAATGGATGATCTGTATGATAGAATTATGAAAAAAACCAATGGTAGAGCAGATATTAAATTTAAAACTAATTAGGGGTGAAGCACGATGGCTGTAGGATTTAAAGTCAAATATTATTGGTATCAGGTCGGCCATGGCGACTTCTTACATTCATTTTTTTCAACAGTAAGCTATCATTTAGAAGAAAACGGTTGGGGATCAAAATATCCTTTTTTGCTAAATAAACTTTATCAAGGAAAACTTGAAAGTGAAAACATTAGCAAAGCTCTTGAAGAATTAGAGGATATTAAAGAGCAACTGAAGAATTATAGCCCTTCACAGGTTGTGTGGGATATCGAGGACATTAGCAAAAGACCGCCTTGGGGAGATAATATAAGTGAGGAGATTACCGACCTATCTAATTACTTTGTTACGAGCGATGGAGAAGATTTTATAAAAATATTAAAAAGCGCTCTTGAGAAAGGTTTAAAAACAAATTCGGACGTTTATATTGAAAGTATTTGAAATAAAGGCCCTTCACAGAGGGCCTTCAAGTTATTTTACACGTATCTTTTGCCCAGCATATATCTTATCCGGATTCTTGATGCTATTCCAATTCTGCAGCGTCTTAATAGATGTATTGAACTTTTTAGAGATTCCAGATAAGGTGTCGCCGGATTTGATTGTGTAATACTGCTTTTTATTTGATGAACTGCCGCCAATCTTTAGTTTCTGGCCAACATAAATCTTATTAGGGTCTTTTATGTTGTTCAAGCTTTGGAGAGCTTTAACGGTCGTGCTGTATTTCTGGGCGATTTCCGAAAGCGTATCCCCTTTTTTGACAGTGTAAACTGTCTCTGTTTTAACTGGCTTTTTGTTTGAAACAGGTTTTGCAGCAGGAGCTTTTTCAGTTTTCCCAGACACCTTTGCCTTTAGCCCGTCACGATAACAAATATTCATATCAACATTCCCAGAAATACCGGCGACCCTTCCACAATCAGAATACTGCCAGATGTCCGCATCCCTGCCAAGTTTGCTGCTGTAACGAGCAACCCATAATGCAAATGGCTTTAGCTTGGATTCATCAAGGCAATTCTCAAGGAAAGACTTTCCGCTGTATATCATGGCGAAATAGCCTGCCTTTTCAATCTCTCGTAAGAAGGCAACTGCTGCATCTGTCAAAACCGATTTACTGACATTCCGCTGATTGACTTCAAGATCAAGCACAAGTGGATATGTGAGATGAACCTTTTTGACAACTGACAAAAAGAATCTCGCTTCTGCCAATGCTTCGGACTTGGAACCGAATCTTGCAAAGTGGTAGGCTCCCGTTTTAATCCCCGCAGCATTCGCGCCTGAAACATTCGTTTCAAATTTATTGTCCTTTAGTGTTGTTCCTTCTGTTGCTTTGATAAAAGCGAATTTAATACCGTCCCCCGCAACTTTCTTCCAGTTGATGTCTCCTTGCCAATGTGATACGTCGATTCCTTTGATTCCCATTATTAATATCCTCCTTTAAATTTTTAAAAGGCTGCCAGCCGGCAACCTCATTTCGTTAACCCTTTTTGTTTCAAAGCCTCTTTCTGTAGCTTTCCTTTGCCAGTGACATAGTTGTTTTTATACCAAGCGACCACAGACGTAATGATGGTGAATGCCGCAGAGCCGGCCAAATACAAAGCGTCGGCCAGCGTATTGACCTGGTCATCGCTGATAGGCAAAGCTGCCTTTCCAAACATGATCAATGTCTGGTTTACCAATGCAATAAAAAGAAGCACCGTCCGGACGACCGTGCCTTTGTCGAATGTTGTCATATTGTGTCTTCCTCCTTATTTTTGAATAAAATTAATGAAAAGCGCCGCAATCCCGGAGATCACCAGTGTGCAAACCGCTGTGATGATGGCGCCCGTAATGCTGCGCTTAATCCATGTGGTGTTCTCTTCAATTTTGTTGAGCTTGTCATTGATGGACATAATCTGTTGATCGTGTCGATCAGACGCCCTTTCCAGTGTGCTGACACGCTGTTCAAGCGTTTTGTGATCAGCCTTCAATTCGGTAATTTCTTGCTTGAAGACGTCCCATTCATTTGTTTGATGCATGTCCTGAAATCCTCCTGTTCTCACATCGTTTTCACCTCCCCCGAGGCAAAATAAAAACACCCTTACGGGGTGTGCGCCATGCCTAAGTCCACACTAATGTCAGGCTTATCATAGCTTCGGCCTGTTATTTCTTCATATTCGGCCGGAGTAATATGGCCCCACTTCACGTAATCTCTCATAATAGAATCATCTTCATAGCAACCCCAATCAAAAAATTGTTTAATTGTAGCATAGTCAGGATACTTCATGAATCAGCGCCGCCCTTCAATTTTTCAATTTCGGCTTGAATTTGGGCTAGTTTATATGAGAGTAAAGCATTTTGTTTTTTCAGTAGCTCGGTAGGGTCCGGCTCCGGCTCGGGCGGCTGCAAACTCTCTATATACTCTGGTGTAGCTGATTCATACCAATTACTTTTTTGGGGGTTGAATTTGGCTAAGTATAGGCCGTCAGGCGGTTTTACTTCGCAATAAAATTCCGGCAGCTCCGCGTCGTCTTCAACTTGGATTTCTTCTCCCGGCATGTAATTGAATTTCTCATCATATTTGTAAATCCATTTCACTGTCATCCCTCCTAAGCCGCCTTAAATTTAAAACCGAAAGTAATAAATTCGTTTGGGTTTACCGTATTTGAACAACTCTGAATGTAAACAGTTCCATCAGTGGCGATCTGGGTTCTATGGTACTGAGGAGTGGTGCCAGTGCCTTGACTAGAAGCTACACCTATAAAATGAAGCATTTGTATAGGGCGATATCCAGCCGGCAGCGTAAAAGCCGGCACATCAAAACCAATTGTTCCACCGGTTATTGAGCCGATAATTTCAACCTCTCCAAGGGCATTTTTACTAAACTGAACCTTATGGGTTCCATACTGCTTCCACCCGTTTAACAAAGTAGGTGATTGCCAGGTAACTTCCGCGTCGGCATCCGTTATAAATCTCTGCCAACCTTTAAATGATCCATCAGTGTGGATTGTTCCGAACCACCTTCTAGGGTTGGCCGTAGCAGTTACCACGATCGTTTTGCGTGCATTATTAGTTGAAACATCGTAATGAAACCACTCGACCGCCTTCGGTTCTGGAGAATTCACAACTTTGTTACTGACACCATAATAAAGTCCGGATGGTAAGGTTAATAAGTCAGTGTCATCAGAAATTAGCGTTCTCCCGCCGTTGTCATCGGTTAATTTATAAAGCTGTCCGGCATTCCATTTCGTTCTCTCGTCCGCAGTTATATGCCGAATATCATCCCTGTTATGGGTATCAAATTCTGCCTTCGTCGCCTGCTTTACATTATCAACTTTATCTAGTCCGACCTGAGATTTTGTGACCTTATGCGGATTGTCCGTTTTTGCTGCGTGTTGGTCCGTGTAGTCCTCCGCATTCTTCTGTGCGGCATCCGCTTTCTGCTGGGCACCGTCCTTCGTTTCGATATTATTGAGCGTCTCGAACTTCTTCTCCAATTTGGCAAGAAGCTGTTCGGCATCGTCCGCCATTTCCTGAATGACGGCTTTAAGCGTCTCGAAATCTTCGATATAGTATTCAGCAATCGGCGCAATGCCTTGATCAACAAGCGCCCTATCGATCACAAACGAAAATTTATGCACACTCATCTTTTGGCCGTTGTCGTAATTGACGTAAAGCTCAGCCTGCACCGTTCCATAATGCTTAACTTGTTCCGGCGTTAAGACATAAAAAATAGCGCCCTTCAGCGCGTCTTCGACTTCTGTATTGACATAGACCTGGCTGCCGTCAGTAAATTTCATGAATAGCTTGGCATGGGTTGCCTTACTAATCGGCAAAGGTACACCGTCCTTTGTCAGGTTAAACGACAATTTTGCGGTCCCGATATCTTGCGTACTAAATTGAATATTTGCTGATACACTTCGCTTCACTTGTGCATTGACATCAAAGTGAACAGCCGTATTTTTATAAATCATTGGTTCACCTCCCCTTTTAATTAGCTGCTGCTTTTTGTAATGATTTTTCTAATATAGTCATCTTTTGTTGTCCCGTAATACCCGTTAAAATTGGAATCTCCCTGAACGATGACGCGGCCAGTCCCTTTTGTGTTGGTGACATTCACCTCTGTTGCAGCGTCTTTTACTAAAATCGCAAACGCCTTCTCAACACCTCGTATCCGGCTATTTTCAATCCGTCCGTCGTATCCATTTTCCACATATATGCCGCCGCGCCCTCTCGTACTGCTTTGCTCTTTATTGGTATTTATCACATTATTATCTCTCACATCAAAGTGATCGCAGTTTTGAATGAAAATACCGTTGCGGCCAGTAGTGTTAATTTCGTTTCGATCAATAGATAGGTGATATGATTTCGGCACGGTAGAAGTTTTATCTCTGCTTTTTTCGACGTAGATTGCTTCTGTATCAACGCAGGATACATAATTTCGATCAATAAAGGTGTTGTAACAGCCTTCTATCCACATCCCTCTTCTTCCCCCAAAGATTCGGTTATCAGAGATGAATGCATTTCTTGCAAAGACTAATTTGATGGCTTGCTCATAGTCATATTCACCAATCTCTTTTGCTTTTAATTTAAAGTAGTTCCCAAAAATACGAATGCCATCGCTCCAGGCGACTTCGTTGTTATATATTTGCCCAAACGATAAGATTCCGTATGACTTGTAATCATAAAAATCATTTCCCTGAATCAAGACGTTTTGTGCATTTTGGGGGCGATTCATTTGGACTCCTGCAGCATTTTTAGAACTTTCAATTCCTCCAGCTGCTTGGGAAATTCGAATACATTCATTATTGCGCTTAAATCGATTGTTTAAAATCTTAACTTCGCCCCATTTAAACGTTCTTACCCCTGCAAATCCACAGTCTTCAATCGTATTGTCAAAGATTGTGATGTTTTTTTGGAAAATATCATAAACAGCATAGTGATTTCCTATTGCAGAACCCCAGCCGCCCAACAACTCAGATTTACCAAAATGATTATGGGCGATATAAACGTTTTGATTAGGGGTGCCGTCAAACGCTCCGAATTGATTGACGCCCATTTCAACAAATTCCCCAAGCTGTATGGCTTCTGAGAAAGGGCGTTTTCCGCTCAAGTCTATGAATCCAAAAAAATTGCTCCTTGTGATCTGGAGATTGTTGATCCCATTGGCATCAATGGCATGGGCGGTAATCGTGTCTTTGAAAGTTACGCGGTCAATCCAAATATTATTTGCATGGCCTAAAATGATTGAGTCCATCGCAGTAGTCGGGTATTTGTCTATATTGGCATAGTTACCGTCTAAAATACCGCCTTCAATAATGATGTTGCCTCTTCCGGAATAGCCTGTGAATTTATCATTCGGCGTTCCATTGGCAAAAAATCCGCCCGCCCAACCTCTAAGTAATACACAGCTTGGAGACATTGTAAATCGGGTGTTCCCATAGATATAAATTCTCTTCTCAATTAAATAAATGCCTTCTGGTATAACAAGCTGGCCTCCACCCTCTCGATGAATTTCATCCAGCGCCTTTTGTATGGCCCAGGCAGATGGGCTTTTTCCGGTCGGGTCCGCACCATAGTTAAGCGCATTTTTAAAGTTAAATCTCGTTTCAATATACTGCCCATCTGCAGCCAGACGGTCCCATAAAGTCGGGTAAATTGTTCCCTTACGATCAACACGCGCGTCAACAACTTCTTTTATGTTCGTCCCATCGGCATTGAGCACTAAATTTCTGGCCCTTGCTTTGGCAGTTTCGATTTCTTGGGATACTGTAAGCCCGCTGCTGTGAGCAATCTGATCAGACGTATGAGCTTTTTTTGATGTTTGATGCGATTGAATCTGTCTTTCTTGCTCATTCAAGCTGTTTTCTATGCTTTGCATATCTGCTCTTAGTTGTGCTTGATAACGGGAATTCCGGGTTTGATCATAGTCTTTTATCAGCCGCTGCATCTCTTTCACTCCTTTTTTGGCAAAATAAAAAACGCCTACCTGAGCGTTTTGAAAAGCTGGTCAATATATCGTTTTTGATCTCTAAGCCTTTTCGCTTGATCCACATTTATGCTTTGGATATCTTTGCGGAAGTTCGCAAACGTCAATTTCGGACTGCTGTATGGGTTCAGAGGGTTGTACTGGATGGACACAAGTCTCACATTATCTTCAAATGTGATACCATCCGCCGTATCAGCCAAGACATGGATGGTGTCGCCTTTCCAGAAATCTTGCTCGATCTCTAAAAGCTTCGGCTCATAGATTTTTTGGAAATCAGCTTCTACCGTCATTTCCGGATATGGATTCACATGCCTTTTTAATGCAGAAATCATACTGCTGGCTTTTTTATAGCGCTCATCCCTGATCGGTTCAGCCCAGCGTGGCTTCCCTTCAATCAAGAATTTCTTTTCGTCTGGATGAATGTATAAAATAGGCTCAAACTCGTACTGAGGGTTTTTGTCATCAGTACTGCTCCCCTTTTTTAAGGCCCCGTATCCCCAGGCACGTGTTGTACTGTTTTGCGAGTTTGTTGTAATTGAAATGCCGGGCATATTATAGCGCGAATCTAGGGTGAAATTAATCCGTTTCCCCATCTTTTTGTAGATATAAATTTTGTAATTATCCACGTCTATTTCAATCCCATAATCCTCAATGATTTCATCCATTAGCTCTGTCGAGTTTTTATCACCGAAATTTTCTTGATCTGCTGATTCAAATTCACTCTCAGGCGTCTTAAAAATATATTTGAAGTCTGTATTCTTCAGCGCAAAATCAAGCGCATCTCTCAATCTTAATTTCTTTGATACAGTTTCATGAATCCTGTTGTTAATAAGCAGCACAGTGAATATGTGGCTTGCTGTAACGGTTTTACTAATAACATTTTTCTCTTGATGAAGTTCGACACCCGTAATGTAATATTTTTGATGTTTAAATTTTTTCTCATCCAGATAAAGTATGTTATCGTCCACCAATAAATCAAATTCTGTGCCGTTCTCCTGCGTTTTTGTGATCGTAAAGGTAAAACTCTTCTTACCTGTCGTATCGTCTGTCAGATCAACTGACACACCCGTTATTTCCACAACCTTTTTTCCGTCTTTTGTTGACACATGAAGCTGTGGGAAATCGGTATCTGACGGCAGATTCTGATTGAGTGTAATGTCTTTCCCGTCATATTCCTTGCTTGGTATTTCTGGATCAGGTATCGGTGTTTCCGGTTCGTCAGGTCCTTCTGGCACCCCACCCACAGTGTCATATTGTGTTAGCTTGTAGGTTTGAATGAGATTATTCAACTTTGTCGCATAATTGGGGTCAGTCGCATAACCAGATTTTACAAGTGCAGCACTCGCCTTCTTGTAATCTTTTTCGCCGACTACAGCTTTATAGTGATTCGGATCCCAGCTCGTTCCGTTCACATACAACTTGGCTAAATCCTGAATCGATTCATACCAAGATGGATATTTTCGAAAGCGAGCTTGTACTTTGGTTGCATTTCCGCTCTTATCATATTCAGTCGTCCACATGAGAACATATTGACCGTTATAAGTACCCTTGATGCCGAATAAGTTTTTCCCTTTCTGCGCCAGCCCGCTTGTCCCCCATGCGCTCTCTAAACAGGCTTGAGCAATAATGAGAGACGCGAGAATATCATACTTTTTATAGACTCTTTGGGCGTCTGGTGCAATTTCCTTTATAAAATCTGTGTTTGCCATATTGCATGCTCCTTACGCGTAGTAGAAACGGGTATCAAATATGATTTCAAAATCATTGGTATTCAAGATTTCAAACTTATTCATTCCTATATCGAGTCCCGGGAGTCTGCCGGATGTTTTAATAGGTGTTTTATTGATCACTGTGTATTGCTTAATAAAAGAAACACGCTGTGATTTTTTTAATTCCTGTTCAATTTTCAGCTTTTCACCATTTGTATGGTTGATGATCGTCACATTTTTTCCGGCCGCCCATAAGGTCACATTGTAGTCATGTTCCAAAGGATTGATATAGGCATCACCAGTGTTATAAACCTGAAACCTCTTTCGATTTTTGAACCTGTATTCCAGATCATCTCGCATTTGAATGTTCATGCCTGGGCTCCAATGCTCACCGTCAAAATTTTGCTTTGTCAGAGAAGTGAATTTCGATTCTGCCAGTCCCGTGATGTTGTTAAATTCAACTGTGAACGTTACAAAGTTTTTCTCCTTTTCTTTTGGGATACTAAAATTTCCATCACAAGTTACCCGAAAACGGAGATTCGGCAATAAATCGGTCGAGATATAATAGGGAAACGGCTTAACTAAAAGCGCGTAAAGCTCCCGTCTAAATTGATAAAAGTTTTCAGCGATGATTGAATTTAAATAAAATTCAACGGTTATTTTTCTTTCTTTATATGTGACATCCCTTGGATGCTGTGGAAGGACAACTCCGTTTATTCTCGGGATGCTAACTGTCTCGCGTTCAATCCCCGGTGCTTCAGGTGTGAAGCTTAAAGGTTCAAAAAAAGGAAGCAGGCTTTTTAAGCTCTGCTCCCCAAGGCCATTATCGTAATCAAGGAATAATTTCACTATCTCACCCCGTTTATAAATGAAGTTCGAGTAAACCGATCCCCGGCTGATTGGTCAATTTTTCTGCCATCAAGATATGTGTTGCTGTCCTTTAATAAAATCTCCTGCAAAAGCTGTACATTTTTATTTAGAAAATCAATTTGCTTTGCCATCATACTGATTTGTTTTTCTTGATTCTTTACAACACGGCTGATGTCTACAGAAAAATCATTAGGCGGTGGTAGCTGCTGTTTGGGCTTTTCCGAAACTTTTTGAAGCAGGAGTAGTGCTTTTGAAATCATCCCATCCTGTAAATCCGGAAGTACGCCAAGTTTGCTACCAATCCGAGCCCATAGCCCAATATTACGCTCCCTGTATGAAGGGTCTTCCGTGATCGTTGTTTCATCATACCCCCGTTCATTTAAAATGGCCCATTTAGCGCCGCCGCGACCAGGTGAGATACCTCCTTTTGCATAACCAACATAGCCGCCACCCCGGGCCATTGATTTCAAACCCGGATGATTTGATATATCTCCATAGCGTGCCTTGATATAGTTAATGGCTGCAAGAATGTTGTCTACAGGATTTAAGATGTTATTATGACCCGGAAACTTATAAGCATTGAAAGTGGACGGAATCGTTTGCATCAAGCCCTGACTTGGATGTCCGGCTTTGGCGTTAGAATCCCATAAGTTGATGGCGTTCGGATTTCCGCCGCTTTCCTTCATGGCGATGGTCACAAGCCCTGGAATCCATGAAAGTGGCACCCCTGCTATACCAACAGCCTCTGTAACCCATTGGTTTACGGCTTTCGTTCCTCCGGTCCCTTTAAATGTGGACGGCTCTGGCATGACTCCTTTCAGGAATTTAGCTGTCCCATCTTTTAATGTCTTAAGTATACCAGTTCCTAACATATCGATACCTTTTCCTGTTTTGTAGGGGATCAGACCGCTAAATAGTTTTTTAATTAATTTTCCTGGTCCGTTGATTATCAAGTCCATAGCGCTTGAACTAACATCCCCGACTTTGTCCACAACACCTTTTCCGAAAGAAATAGCTCCTTTGACCATTTTCTTAGAGCCTTCAGCGGCTTTTTTAAAAAAGTTGCCGACTCCGCCTGCATATCCAGGAATCCCCGAAACCGCAAGTTTTTTTGACTCATCATGAGGAAGTACAGAAGTTCCACGCGGGAGGTCCCAGATTTGCGGGCCGCCTACTCCAACAACATACGTTCCGATGCCTGGTGTATGAGCCAGTTCCCATCCTTCTTCACCGACAAGCGCTTTTCCTCCAGGGTGAAAATCTGTACCCTTTGCATAATTCGCACCAGGCGCAATTTGCATTTTAGAAGTATCTTGATAACCCTTTGGCTTCCATTCCGGAATTTTAGTGGGAATATGAAGAAATTCAAAAACGCTATTAATATAGCCGGTGATCTTATTCACTACCCCAGCTAAATCATTTAGATGAATATCCCATGTATCAAGAATTTCGCCTGTCTCAAAATCGACTTGATCAATATGTCCATAAGCTTGAAGCTTTGCCTCTTTGACTACACCTTCATGTGTCTTTTCTGCTTCTTTAATTGTTTTTTCGGTTTGGCTTCTAGCTTTCTCAACAATGTCATCGTGCTGTTTCTTTGAAATTACTCTTTTTACATAATACTGATCATCAGCAGCGTTAATAACAGCGTCGCGCTGCTTTTCGGCAGCTTTAATTGTTTTCTCTTTTGCTTTGTTACTATTTCTTACAACAGCGGCCGCCTGTTTGGCAGAAAGGTTTGAAGATTCTTCTTTCAACTTTCTCGAAATTTTCGTTTGCTCATCTTTACTACGAGTAAGTGCTGTCTCCATTTGGGCGAGCATTTTCCCTTGAATTTTAGTAACTTCTCTATTTTCTTTATCCGTAAGCTTACGATGTTCTTTTGCGGCGTTTCGATAAATCTCATTTACACGATCCACGTATCCTTGTATTTTCTTTTGTTTCTTTTGGTTTCCAACTTCAATTTTATTTAGAATCTTAGCTGCTTCCTTATCTGAGGTTTTATCATTTGAAGCATAAAATTCCTTTAATACCTTGGTGGCTGAATCAGCGCTTGTTTGGAATCCTTTTTTCAAAGTCTCTCCCATCGTTGTAAACTGTGTTGCGACATCGTCCGCTATTTTCTTGGTGATTTTTGCATTGGTTATACGGAGATATTCAAGCTTAGCCGTGACTTTTGTATTCATATCTTCATAAGCATTCACAGCTTTTGCAGTAGCCTTCGAAACCCCTTTACCAAAGTCAATAGTCGATGGAAGAACCCTTTTCTTCAGGTTGTCATAATAGTTCATACCTGCTTCCGTAAGAAGGGTTACACCTGTAATAGCAAGACCAACTGGACCGCCTAACAAGCTCAATCCGCCACGTAAAAGGCCGACAACTCCTGCTCCTTTTTTGAGAATGTTGAATAGGCCAAAACCGCTTTTTGCTAATTTCATAAAGCCGCCAGCGCCTTTAATTGCATTGGCTCCAACCTTTAAAATATTCCCACCGAATTTTAAGAGCTCAGGAGCAAATGAAAGTATTAGCCCGGCAATTGAACCAACTGGCCCGCCAAACAATCCAAGGCCAACGCCGGCAACACGTGAAGCACCGCCTAGGCCTCGCATGGCTTTAGCACTTCTGCTGGATGATTGTTCAAGCCTCCCGACTCTGGTTGTTGCCAGATTGGCTGACTGATGAAAACGCCCCATTCGTGTGGATGCTGCTGCCGCTGCCGCAGATGTTGTTGTCATTCCTGCAGCTGCTGTCCTGGAAGCTGCGCCCGCTGCAATGGCTTCCGTAGAATAAACGCCAAGACTGACCGATGCTTGATTTACATTCCGCGTTAAATAGCCACCCGCGGTCCGAAGCATATTCCAGCCTGCTGCTATCTTTGGCAAAGAACCAAGCAACAGTAAGAACGCGCCACCTAAGAGTGAAAATACAGTGACGGCTCCTCCAGTAATTGCAATTGTGCGCGCAACAGAAGGTGGCAATGAATCAAACCAGGTTACAAGCTTCGTTAGTCCGTCAGTGGTTGCACGGATGACAGGGATAAATTGATTTCCTAATGTGATAACAGCGTTATTGATCGCCGATTTCAGATACTCAATAGAGCCAGCCAGGTTGTCCATTTGCTGTTTAGCTACTCTTTCAGCTGTGCCGCCGCTTCCTTCGATTTCCTTTGTGAATTCTTGAATCTTATCTTTTCCCGCGTGCATTAAAGTAATAAATCCAGAAAGAGCGTGCTGCCCAGCCAACTGTTTTGCAATTCGAATTTTTTCAGTTTCGGTATAATCTTTTGTTTTCTCATTGATCTGGCCGATAATATCCGCAAGTGGTCGCAGTTTCCCTGTCGAATCGGTTACCTTCAAACCTAATTCATCGATCGCATTTCCGGCTTGTTTTGGTGGAGATGATAAACGGGTCAGTGTAGCTCGCAAAGCTGTTCCTGCCATATCAGCCTTGATCCCGCTATTTGCCATAATGCCTGTCGCTGCTGCTAATTCTTCCATGCTGAGTCCTGCCGTTTTTGCTGCCGGAGCCGCATATTTCATCGTTTGGCCGATCTCTTGCAGGGTGGCATTTGAGTTGGTGAAAGTATACGCCATGGCATCCGCAACACGGTTTGTGTCTTCAGCCTTGATATGAAATTCAGTCAAAATGTCAGAAACGATATCGGCCGTAACTCCAAGGTCTGTTTGACCAGCTGCAGCAGTCGCGAGAAGACCAGGCATAGCCCCAATAATTTGATTTGTTTTATATCCGGCCATCGCAAGATACTGCATACCTTCTGCAACTTGGCCATCAGTATATTGAGTTGTTGCCCCTAAATGACGAGCTGTTTTTGTAAGATCAGCCATCTGGTCGTTTGTCGCATTTGCTAAAGCGCCGACACGGCTCATCGCTTTTTCAAAATCAGCAGCAGCTTTAACAGTCATTCCAATCCCAAACGATCCCGCTGCACCGAGAGCAGAAAGAGCCTTTCCAGCGGTTGAGGCTGCTTGATACACCGCGTTTAACTCTTTAGATACTTCTCCTGAATTGCGCTTAAACACAGAAAAAACACCCGCTGCTCGCCGGGTGCTGTTTGTGGTATTTTCAAATTGTTTTGTTACTCGTTGCAGTTCATTTCCAAGGCTTTGATGAACGGCAATTGCATCATTCAGCCGACGGCCTTGTATCTGTGTTTCTCGATTATCCAGCCCTTTTTCTCTGACCAGCTTATTGTATTTTGCCCGATGCTCATCAACTAAACGGCCTTGTATGCGGTATTTATTATTGAGTCCTTCTATTTGCGATTGAAGAAACTTAGACTGATTGCCCGCAGCTTTATAAACTGCACCGGATGCTTTCATTTCCGAATTCGCTAAACGCATTTGCCGCTTTAAACCTTCGATTCCACGATTAAAGCCAGTATCATCAAGGCCTACTTTAACAATCATATTTCCGATAGGTTGCGCCATATGTATCCACCCCGCTTCCCTGGCATAAACTCAACGAAAAAAGACCGGCGATAAAGCCAGTCTTAGAAAAATATTTGATCAATTGGAACAACTTTTGGTTTATTTTCATGAGCCAGGACTTCTAAGTAATGGTAAATATCCATCTCGTCAATTTCAGTCATGGTCCATCCCTGTTTTAAAAGGGTCGCATATATATCATTGAGCTGTTCTATTCCGTTTTCAACTGTAAGTCCTCCGTTTCCGCTGCTGGCAAAAAATCTTCTTCCTCATCTGGTTCTTCATAGCCCATGATTTCTCCCATAATTCGTCTTACTTCATCGGAAACTTCAAAGGACTGTAATCCTTCTTGAAAATCCTCTAAAGTAAATTGATTGTGAAATACCCGTACAATGAATTTCATACGATCCTCAAGGCTTTTGAGTACTTCTTTAAGATTTTTTGCTTTAGAAGCTGTCTCATCTAACTTTAAGGCTTCAAACAACGTCTTTGTGTTTGTACGGGGAGCAATAAACGTTTTATATTTTCCTTCTTCTTCAAACCATAATTTAATAGAAATATGTTTTTGAGCCATGTTGACTCCTCCTTTATTTTGTTAGATTTAAAAAAGAAGCATAGAGCTTCCCTTTATACTGTCTTTCCAATGTCTACGCTGGATTTATTATCAGAGCCTGAGTCCGGATTTTTATAAGCATTGCCAAACACTTTTTCATAAAACTTGTCCAAATTGAAATTCGGTGCGTCCTCATCAGCCAATACTTTATAGGCGTTGTCTTGTTCGCGCTCCATAAATTCAGCAGAAAGTTTGACCGTCTGAAAATCAGTCTTTTCTTCTTTTGTTTTCCATTCATCATCCGGAAGAGAAAAACGCCCTTTCACTAAGCCTACATGGCGATTCTTGCCGTTCGCTTTTGGCCCATAGAAAGACATCGCAACCCATGGCGCGATAACATTCTTTTTGAACATATAGATCCCGTCTGTTTCTTCTATCCCAAACAATTCCTCCAAAATTTCCATTGGCAGATCCCGCATTTCAAGCTCCAATTTTGTGGAACCAGTCGTGACAGCCATATCCACCAGTTTGTTGTCTGCATACTGCTTTTCTGTTGATGTTTCCGTATTGACCTTCGCGTTAATTGCGTAAGGGTAATCAATAATTTTTGTAGCCACATAAAAGCCATTTTCCTTTTTTAAAGGCGCAAATTTAACGCCTTCCAATCCGGTAACTGAACTGTATTCAGGCATTCTAAAACCTCCAATTATATTAAAATATTGGCCTCAAATCGGCGTCCCTTCCGAATAAGACCCTCATCTTTTAAAAAGTCATTGATTAAAATTCCTGTTTGAAAATCCATTCGATTCATGACCCCTATAACGGCAGCCAAAATCTGATCGCAGGATGAATCGTTGTATACATCAATTTGATAGACAGCGCTGTCCTTGATCGGCTTTCCATCAGCCCACTTGGTAGTTCTGTAGTCCAATTCCTGTACGACGATATAAGCTGGTTTGCTTTTGATGCCAATCGGCACCGCAAGTTCAAAAATGTTTGCAGGATCAGCCAATAATAAAAGCGCCGGATCAGTTTCCAGCGCTTCAAATACTTTATTTTTTAATTGCAAAGCTCTTTCCGCTACATTCATAGCTTGTACCCTCTTTTTATAACGCTTGCCATCGCCTGAAGCATCCTCTCATTGGCACTTAGCATACTCCGCTGAATAGACGGGTTAGCCGGCTGATGAATGGTTCCGAATTCAGGCAAGTGGACACGGAACTTCGTATCTTTTGTAGGACCAACCACTGCATATATCTCACCATCGGGGTCCTTTCTCGTACGATTACCAACGATAATATCTTCATCAATGTGGGGATGGCTCCCCCCAATATTGGAACGGGGAGCATTCTTTTTAATTTCCTTCGCAAGAACAGCGCCCCCAGCTTTTACAGTAGCTTTATTTATTTTTTCATCCTTCCTTGCGAGTGAGGATAAATATGAATCTAATTCTTTAAAGCCCTGCATTTCTATTTCAAATTTCATTATTCCACCGCCTTTGCCCTAATTGTGGTGAAATTTTTCCGGGAATAGTTCGGTATGATAGATTCTATTTCATATGATTGGTTTTGAAAAAGAATCCGCATATGTTTACCAATACCTTCACGGTGTCGGATCGTAAATTTTACTGTTTCTTCCTTCTTGACGGCAGCGGCCGCATAATATTCCCGGCCTTTTAATCCTTCAGCTTTTGCCCAGCATTCAACGACCGTTTCATAGTCACCTTCCACAGGGAGACGGCCGCCTTCTTTTTTCTTTTGAAACTTGATTCGATATCGCATGTCATTCAGCATCGGCATCAGTCTCCGAAACTGTGTATTTTAATTGATTGATCAACGTTGTCAGAACTCCATCAAGGTTTGAAGTTGTGCCAGCTATTTCACGGTTTTCATACCAGTGAGTTACAAAAGCCTTTACACACAAATCTGCGCGAGCTGAATTATTAGGAAATTTCAGGCCCGTTGCGGATGTAATGTATTCTTTTGCTGAAGCGATAAACCCAAGAATTAAATCATCCTCCAGATCACCATCGACCCGGAGGAATTTTTTCGCCTCTTCAAGCTCTTTTTGTTGGGTTTCAGTCATAGGGCATCACCTATCTTTCGTTAACTAGATGCGCCGCCTTTGAGCTCATCAATTTGCTTTTGTAGACCTTCAAAAACGGCCTTTACTTCGCTGTTAAAGTGATCCAGCATGACGCTGCCGGTTCCGATGTTGTTGCTTCTAACAGACTTGTCCGCAAGCATTTCATGTAGGATACTTTTCTCTCCAATGTCAGCCGGATCGCCTTTGTCACCTTTCGGGCCTTGGGGTCCTGGCTCTCCCTGTGGACCTTGCGGGCCGGTATCTCCTTTGTCCCCTTTTGGCCCTTGAGGTCCCTGCGGCCCAGGTTCCCCCTGCATTCCCTTAATGTACAAAGGATTATCCTCGCTGTTTCCTTTCAAATAAACCGGTGTTACCGGCTTTCCTGTACCGTCGTCCTCTGCAGAAGTATAGACTCCGTTACTTTGGTTTAAAAATTGATCTGCCATATCTCATCATCCTTTTCAATTTTTTATTTTCCAACGTCAACTGATTTATCTTCTGTGTCGCCGGTACTTGGAGTTTCATTGTCGGGAACAGCGTCTTTAATAGATGCAAATTCCGCGTAAACAACAGCATCCGTGTCCCAAAGTACAACGTCCTCACGTTCAATGATTCGCATATCTGTAGAGTTACGGTAGAATGCTTTACCACCGACATTTGTCGTTAAAATGGAATATTGCTGACGATCAAAGAGTTTGACAGCTTCTTTAAGGTCTCCAATGATTAATGGATATTTTGGAGTCGTTTTTGTACCGCCGTTTGGCAAATACTTATCAGAAATGACGGATACCGGCTTACCGAACAATAATTTTTTAGTTGGATCAGTAGGGTTCGGCTGAAGCAGGTAACGGCCGAAAGCGTCTTTCAGTTTATCTAACACGTTAAATCCTGATTGGTTCGTGACAACTTTAGTCGTGGCATTAATAGCCGGATCAAGTTTGACATTGAGAATGTCTTTAATGTCGTCCTGCTTCGATACTGTGGTTTTTGCAAGTGTTCCTAATTGATTAAGAATCAACGTATTGCGGGTCACGGCCGACTTTTTGGCAAGCCAATTAGAAAGGTACTGCAAAAGCGCTTCTTGTGTATCTGCAAGCAAATCATTAGAAAGAACCAAAATCCCGGCATAGTCTTTAATGCTATACTTTATGTTTTCAAATTTAGGGTTCTCTAATTCTTCAATATCTGCTAATTCCTCAAGATTTACTAACGGGGTGATATCCGCTAGTTTTTCAAGAACCCTTGACCCTTTGTTTGTTGATACCGGAATGACATCGACGAGATTTGCCAACGTATCAAATTGACGTCGTTTTTCATTTATTTTCGTGGAGATATCCTGCGGTACAATAAGCCCGCCGTCCTCATCCACACCTTCTTTCATCGCGGCAAGAGGCTGTGGTACTTTGCCTGTTCTAAGGGCAGATGCAAAAAGCTGAACATGATTTTTCGCATCTGTTTTGGCGATATCATCCGTTGGCTGTTGCGGGTTCTTTGCCTCTGGATCTTGCTGCGGCTCTTCCTGTGCATATGAAACCTGCATGTTTCGTAAATCCTCATATGTCTGAATTTGATCTTTAATTTGTTGAGCTTCTGCAAGTAGTTTTTTGGCTTCATCAAGTTTTCCCTCATCGGTCAATGCTTCAATTTTCGTACGCTTTTCCGCCAAAGCCTGACGTAATGCTCGTTCTTGTTTAGACATTCCGCCCCCGGCGAAAAATTGAATATCGAGTTTCAAAAGTTCTTTCTGTTTCAAATGCTTATCCTCCTTAAAAATGGCATAAAAAAGAACCCTTAAAGATTTAAGAGTTCAAGTTTCATATTGATCTTTTGTTTTAGTATTTCATTCGGGCTTGTTTCTTCAGCCGAATTTCCAGCAGCAGATTGAGCAACAATTTTGCCTGGAACATGTTTAAAATGTGCCAGCACCTGATGATCAATGCAGGCTGCTACATCCTTTGACTCTGAAACCTCATCGATCAAGCCATAATTTAAAGCTTCATCAGCAGTAAGCCAGGTTTCTTCATCCAGCAGCTGGCGTAAAGTCGCGTCATCCAGTTTGTCTCCTGCTTTCTCAAGATATGTGGAAACGATACTTTCAGTAATCTTGTCCAGATCATCGGCTGCCTTCCGGAATTCCGCTGCATTCCCGACCATCCCCATGTATGGGTTGTGAATCATCATCATGGCGTTACTTGGCATCGTGATGATGTCCCCCGCCATTGCAATGACAGAAGCGATACTCCCGGCCAGCGCATCCACATAGACATTGATTTTTGCCTTGTGACGCTGAAGCATCGAATGAATAGCCTGCCCCTCGAAAACATCCCCACCGGGCGAATTAATGTACAAATCAATAGAGCTCACGTCACCTAAACTTTTCAACTCAGCCTGAAAGGCCTTGGACGAGCTCTCGCTAAACCATCCTTCGCCAGTAATAGAACCGTAAAGCGTGATTTCAGCAGTCGAATCATTCAGAACCTTCATGTTCCAATACTTGTTTTTCTTCTTCTGTTCCGTTGCCATCACCCCCTTTCAGACGATTTGAAGACCGTTTGACCTTGCTAAGTTGATACTCTTTCATAATTGAAAGGGGAACAAGGTTTAAGTTTCCATAATGCTCATCGCCGATCTCCCCGATACCTGTCATGTCCTCTTTTTGAAGAATAGTATTGACGCTAAAGGCGCCTACGCTTTGCATCGTTTTATAAAATTCAGCACGTGATTTACTATCCCCGCGAAGCTCTGATTCCAGGTTAAATTTAAAGTAATAGCCAGCTCCCCGCTGCTTCTCTGTCAAAACCTTATCGTTTAACTCTTGTTCAATATTTGTGACGATTGGCTGTAAAGTGGTTTTGACATAATCTAAGGATTGTTGCTCAATATTTGAAAATGTTGCCCTGTCCAGCTCACCTATTTTATGCGGAGGCACCTTATAAATCGATGCAATCTGTTGGCGATTCCATTTCATCGATTCAATAAATTGGGCATCTTTCATAGGCATGGTTACCTGTGAATAATCAAGCCCGGCGTCTAAAACTGCAATAGACTGCCCCGCATTCACCCGCTCCCAGTCTTCTCTAAGAATTTGTTTACTTTTTCGATCTAAAAGGGTCGGCGCTTTAACAACACCGAACGGTGCACCGCCATTCTTGTAAAATTTCGCGTTGAATTTTGTGGCAGCTCTATTTGACCCTATATTGTCCCGAATAACTGAAATCGGAGTTTGCCCCACAATTCCGTCAAGAGACAGGTTTTTAAAATGCAGCACCTCTTCATAAAAAAACTCACGGTATCTGCCGTCAATCGTTGTGGAGTACCAAACACGCCCGTTATCGGGATCAATATTTGTGTTGGTTGCTTCCGGATCCAATGGTCTGATCCCCGTCACATTTCCGTCTTTATCAAAAAGTAAAAGGTTGTAGCTGTTTCCCCAAGTGCAAAGCCTTGTAACCAAAAGCCGCTTCCACACAAAGCTTGTCATATAGTCATTGACTTTGTTCAGAATGATATCGCTGACTTTATTTTGAACCTGTTGTATGTTTCCATTTTGATTCTGAAAAAGTTTAATCGGCAGTTTTGCAATATCATCCGCCAAAACAATCACACAGGCATATACATCCGGATGAAGAACGGCCGTTTTTGTTGATACCCTTTCACCAGATGCGCTTTCAGATCCAGCAAAAATATTTTTGAACCAATCAACCGGATGGAGAAGGGAACCGCTATCCTCTTCAGCAATTTCATTTTTTATTCCGCTCTTTAAACGGCTTAATAGCATCTATTTCCCTCCCCCATCCTTATTTTTTTGACGAGCGAACCCTACCAAGCTCGCAAGCGAAAATAAAAAAACACCGGTTGCAATTAAACCCGCGTTTACGTTTATTCGGTATATGGCTATTGAAATGAATACCATGCCTGCAATAAGCAAAATATCTTCTAAAAATAGCTGTAAGGCTCTTAAAATTTTCAAGTTCTCACCCCCTACAGGCTGAAAGATCCAGACTGAATATAAGCGTTTAAGTCGATCGCTGTATCAATCTGAGAAGCCCGAACATGTGCATTAATAAGTGCAGCCGCCGGGTCAATCCGTTGTGTGGACTTGGACTTGTCCAGCATTATATTTTCCTGGGCATCCACTTTTGTAACGGCGTTCCCCATAGCCCAAGTCAGCAGATCGTTTTTATTATGGATGATCTTTTTCGCTTTTACTTTTTCACGGAAATCTTTCGTTGGTTCAGATAATGTGGCAACACCCTGCCGAATTTCAACCATCACATATCCGTCTGACTCCATCTGTTGGGAAAACTGTGTGGCATTGTACGGATCGTAGGCAATTTCTTTTATCCGCCACCCTTTTTCTCTCTCCATTTTCTTAATATAGGTTCTGATATAGTCATAATCGACAACAGCACCGTCGGTAACGGTTAGCCAGTTCTTTTTTCTCCACAGATCATAAGGTACGTTATCGGTCTTCATACGCTCATAGAAAGTATCTTCAGGCATAAAGCCGTGACTCTCAACAGCAAAGCTCCCATTATCCAATGGGAAAATAAACGAGACAGCTGTCAGGTCAATTCGTTTTGACAAGTCAATCCCTACATAGCACTCACGGCCGGATAGATTAGGGAACTGATCAGATCCGCAATCCTTCCAAGCCTGCATATCCATGTATCCACCGTCGCGCATATTAACCCAAACATTCATATTCTTGGTCAGGAAATCCCTCATCTTTTCAGGAACAGCCAGAGCCATTTCAAGACGATCTCGCAAATATTTTTTCCCAACTTCATGAGAAGCTAATATCGGATTAGCCTTTATCCAATTCCTTTCATCCTTTATGTCATCGTCTTTATCTATTTCGTTCACCATGACAAAATACTGTTCATTTGTCTCTACTTTGTTTGGATCGAGAAGACGTGAAACATAATCATACTCCACACGATAGGCCGGATTGTTTAACTCGTGCCCCGCTGTCGTGATAATAACCATGATCGGCTGCGTTCTTGCGCCCATCCCCGACTCCAGGATATCGTAAATCTCTGACGTTTTATGAGCATGATATTCATCGATTATGCCGCATTGCGGGTTAAATCCGTCACCGGTCTTCCCTGCATCTTTAGATAAAGCTTTGATGGTTGAATTTGTTTTTGGGTGTTCAATGGTGCTGTATGCAATCCTGTATTTTTGCTCAGGTTTGTTTAGAAGTTCGCACCCTTCTATTTGGGCTTTTATCTCCTTCCAACATATTTGAGCCTGCTCCGTCTTTGTTGCCCCTATATAAACTTCAGACATTTTCTCATTGTTTGCCATTGCTTCATAGGATGCAACACATGCTAGACTCTGAGTCTTTGCATTTTTACGGCCAACCTGCCAATACACTTTTGTAAAACGGCGGTATCCTGTATCTTTATGAATCCAGCCATAAACATTACCGAAAATAAAGATTTGAATACGATCTGGAACTATGTTTTCACCAGCTAATGGCCCTTTTGTATGTTTGAATTGCGTCATCCAGTAAAGAAAGCGACGGGCTTTTTCATCGTCAAACACGTAAGGAAACTCTCTTGTTCCTTCTCTTTTAATATCATTTAAAAACCGTTGACAAGCCCATATATGCTTTTCGCACGCAACAATCTCGCCCGATATCACATCGCGCGAGTAATCAATCATAAACTGTTTAATTGTATTCATACATTACTAAACTCCTTTTCTGCTAAAGTCTTCTCCCGTTCTTCCTGGGTTTTCGTGATCGCGAGCTTGGCACGTGCAGACGGTGTGAGTCCGAAATCATTAGCAGCCGATTTCATTTGATCGTAGAAATTTTTCTGCCGTTTCAGCAGAGGGTGCTCTTCTCCAACCAACTTGATCGGCTCTCCGTTTTCATCTTGACCCTCTGTATGAATCATGATGCCGTCTTCTTCAATAATTTTCGAAATAGAGATGTACTGAGAATACGCATTACAATAGGCAGCCAACATGCTGATATCTGCCTCCGTGATGATTTCCACCTCAGATAAAAGAGCAGCAACCCGTTTAAATTCTTTTTTAGCCACCTTATCCAGCCAGGAAGGAGGTTTGATATTGTCAGCGCGCATTTTCATTTTTTGTTCGTGTTTAGCCCGCGCGGCCAGTTCTTCCGTATTCTTTTTATTCGGATTGCCCTGTATTAATTGAAGGGCCGCGGATTTTGCAGGTCTCGGCATGTTTTTCACCTCATTCCTTTTAAAAAATCGCAATTTTTCGCTTGTTTTTTTCACAAAGCATGCTATGATGAAAGTAACAACAAAACCAGTCATATCAAGCCCTCTCGGCGAATTTGCCGGGAGGGTTCTTTTTGTTTTCGGGAACTTTGAAAAGCGGTGTTTGTTTGCAGAAGAGGGGGCGCCGTTCCCGCGACATTTGTTTCCCAAGGATTTTTATAGGGGGGTATCCCTACTTGACCGACTTGCTTCGGTCGCCGTGAACCTTGTTATGGCAAGCATTGCAGAGACTTTCGAGATTTGAAAGGTCTAAACGCTTGGACCAGTCCTGCTTTACCTCCACAATATGATGGACCATGTCGGCAGGAGTGAATCGGTGTTCTCTCAAGCATTGCTGGCAAAGACGATTGTCACGAAGCAAAACAAGTTCTCTTGTTCGTTTCCATTCAGTTGATTTATAAAAACTTGTTATTGTTTTGTTTCTTGAATGTTTGTTGTAATGTTTCGTTTCCTCCTGCTGGACGTGCTTATGGTCAGGGCAGTAGCCCTCTCGGGTAAGGGCCTTACACCCATAGGCCTTACACTCCCTTAACGGCTTAGGTGGCATTGTAATCCTCCTTTAGTGTCAAACACTTATTGGTCCAGCTCTTCATTTGCTTGATCGATTAACGGCTGCATAAGTAGGCCAATACGCTCCTTTAAATTGAAATACTCTGCAAAAAGACGCTCGGCTTTCTTTAGCCTCTTGGCTTTCGCATATTGGTTCTTTACACCTCTAATACGCTTCTGGAGGACTCTAATTTGTGGGGTAGTCACAGAAAACACGGCCCTATGCTGGCAGGCGGGGCATTGAATATACCCAATTTCAACGCCATTCTCCCTTTTCTCCTCCCGCAATAAAACCCCGTGAACCTCGCCGCAATGCTCGCATTTTAATTCCATTTGGATCACCTCCCTAAAATAAAAACACCCTCCCGTTTTGGAAAGCGCTTGGATATATTCCTTCTAATACTGCCTTCCCCCACACTCAAGCAGTTAACCGCCAATAGTCTCACCTAAGCTTTACCGGATGCAGTTTACAGAGAATATAAAAAGCGCCTGAATAGGCGCCTAAATTAATTTTGTACTTTTCCCGTTTCATTTAACATTTGTTCTAAAAAACTAATCATTTCTTTATTATATCCTTGTTTTTCAAAGAATTTTTCTTCAAATTCTTCAAATTCTTTTTTCTTTTTCAATAAGTTTTGAGTTAATTCATCAAATCCAAAATGTTCTTTAAACGCTTGAGGATTAAGGCCCTTTTGGTTCTTAAACGTAATTATTGAATCTAAATAAGTGTGCCTTAATTTCAATTCTTCAATTTCTTTTTTAAAATTTTCATATTCATCTAACAGAAGACTATTTTTACTCTTTACTTCTTCTAACATTCTTTTAGCAACCTCTAATTCGAAAGACATACCTGTTCACCTCCTCCCACCTTATTATCGGTGAAAGAAAATGACAATGGAACCATTTGCGAAATTTGTCGAATAAAATTTACGCTAATGTCTTGTTTTTCTTCTATATTCTTTTCTCTGTTTAAGTTCTTTTTCTTTATCCTCAATGTCAGAAATACACTCTATGATCAACATATGATAATATCTTGTTTTTTTGACTCTTCTTGTGTATAGATACATCAAAACAAGTATGCCTACAATAAGAATAGAAGTCCCAAAAGCTATAAAAGGGAAAAAGCCTCCCAAAACTAAATCATTAATCTCTTTTTTTATTGGAGAATAAATTCCTGTTAATAGATCATTTTGATCCACAGAGCTCATTTTTTTAAATTTTTCCTCAGCAATTGTTGTAGTTACTTTAGTGTTTATTGCTGAAGTCATTACTTGTGTACTAATAGTGAAAAAGCAGACCATTAAAGTACACAGTAACGTTAAAGCGGTAATTAAAACGGTAATAATAAGATTATAAAAAAAACTAGTATCTTTATTTGTCTCTATTTCAATGTCATACCGTTCTTTTAATAACAAAAAATCCGATTTTGTATGATCTTCTTTTAATTTTTCCTTAAATTTATTTTGATCCTTAACAGAGTTCCCGAATCCCCCTTCTTTCTCTATTTTTTTAAAATACTTTATTACATTTTTTTCTTTTGCTAATTTTTCATTCAATATCTATCACCAATATGCTTATCGGTAAAAAAATAAACAAGTAAATATTTCGCAAAATTTGTCGAACGAATATCCTTTAATATTCTTTCTAAACCGGGCCCACACTCAGAGGCTCTCATTGGCCGCCAATCGTTTATTCTGAGATTTACTGGATCCGGTTTACAGAGAACATAAAAAAGCACCCTTCATTTGGGTGCTATATATGATGATGCACTGTAAACCATACAGTCATTGTTTAATCCCACTAGTTACAACATGGTTTACCACAATGAGTATGAGAGTGTGTAACAGGATCGTAACTAGAATAAGTGTGTGGATATTGATGAACATGTTGAAAATGCTTATGATGCACATTTGTTACATGCTGCGGATGAATATGCGGCACAATTGTTTTTGAAAAAGTATGTGTTTGACAACAATTAGTCGGGTGTACAATTGGCGGCATCACATTTGGTTTGCAATGAAACATGACTAAGCTCTCCTTTCATTCATTTATCATATTCATTATTAAACTATGATAAACAGTGTATACATGTACCATTACAATCACCCATATTTGTCCGATCGAGTACTATCCACAGCCTAAATCAAAAAAAGCATCCTCAAAAATTTTTTAAGGATACTTAAACTGAAAGGAGAGAAGTAAATATATTTATTATTATGATTTCGATCCATATTTGCAGCTTGTCTATTCGAATTCATTCAAAAAAACAAGAAGCATCCTTCAGGATACCTCTTGAAAAAAGGGGTAATTCTCGATGTATTTTATTTTATGCAATAAATTTTAAAAAATAAACTTGTCTACTCGCTTAATACCATAATACTCGATAGTCCAGTCTTGGACTGTCCTCTTATCTTAGTTGTACAATTCCTCCTTACGCTAAACGCTTATTCAAATTTGCGCCTTACACATACTTCGGGAGGAAGCCAAGCATTGTAAGGCAGCATGTCCAAAAAACATACTTCATATAATCTCCCGATACCAAAGCCGCAAGACTAGCGCGATCCGGCTCAGAATGCTCCTCCCGTTTGGCTTCATTCTTCATCGCCTTAATTTGAGTATCCGAATTCACCTTGATAAGGGAATGGTGCGTATCCCGTTATTTCTTGATAAGTAAATCTTATCGATAAATTACGCATAAAAATTCCCCCTCTTTATCCCCCCGATTATCGGAAAAATGTCGGGATTTTGTCGGGTTTTTCTCGATGAAAAAAGCACTCAGATAATTCCGAGTGCTGTTGCAATACGGCAGATTGCCCGCTGCTTTATTTCATAATAGGTATCCTTTTTCATGCCGAGTTCCATATAAATATTGATGTCTTTCACCCTAGCAGCCGTCAGGTATTTCTTTTCGATAATCAAACGTTCTTCATCGTCCAAGCTGTTTTGTAAAGCCCGTTCCATCTGTTTGACTTTGAGTTCATTAACGGTAAATGAATCCCGGAGGGAAGGGAAAATGTTAAAGCCGGCAGATGAACATTCTTTTTTATTCTCTAATTGGACTTTGAGCGCGCGGTAATTTTTCAATTCTTTGATGACTATTTTCCGGACGGCTTTTTCGTCCACATCATCGAGAAAAGATAGCTGTTCCTTTGACATCCTTTCCCTCGATTCGTTCATTTTTCTTTTTCCCATTCCTGGATCCGTCTTTCTGCAATCTCCATCCAGATTAATGGAGCGGCAAGAATGACGATTCCTATAATTAGATAAATCATAACTCCTCCTTATCGGCGCTCGCCGCCTCCAATAGATCAGGATTTTCAAAGACTGTTCCAAGATATTCCGAATCTGGCCCGCAATCGGCAAGAGACTCAGAAGGCCCGTTAATATATTCACCGTAAAATGCAGCTAAATCGTTGTCGTAAACAACCTTAAATTTTCTCCCCCAACCGTCTTTTCGGATGTCTCCCTCCCAAATCTCCCGGCCGTTTTTGTCTTTTAATCCGGTGTATTGCATAATATTTTCGAAAAATCCCGTTATATCCGCATTTCCGTAATATACCCTTCCATCAAAACCAATTGCATTTAAAGAGTTGTATTCCATTTTTTTAAGTGGAGCATTCCACGCTCGAAACTTAATCTCTCTCATCCGTTCTACCTCCCATCATTTCACCCTTTGAAGTCTATTCACATCATCAATATTCATTTGATAGTCAGCCTCTCGGACGGCAGCGGCGAATGATTCAATCCCTTTTTCCCAAAGGCCGTGACGCTCAATGATTTCCGAAAACTCTTCAACATCATGCTCGCGGATCCCCCAACTGTCAGGATCTTCTGCGGGCCCGTACATAGTAACCCATTTGCTTGAGTCATTCGGATCTGGTTCCTCCCATTCCGCGCGGGTAAAATGACAAAGCTCATGATCGACCAGGGCGGCGCGCTGCTCTTGGTTCATCGTCTCCCAGGCTTCTTTATTGATGAATACCAAAAGCATGTAATCAGTCATATGGCGCTCAAAGGCCGTGCATTTTTTCGCCTTCCCAGCCCATTTACTGTTACCTTCCCGAATGTAAAAACCGATGTGTTCCTTTGCATCTTTTAAGTGTGGGTGATATTTATCAATTAAACTTTCGGCCAGCTGCCGCACCTCTTGTGATTCTTCAAACCCTACAAATGCCATGATCATTTTCCCCTTTCAATCAATTTCTTTTTGAATATTTCGTCTAATTCAGTCAATGAAAGCTCGTATAGCTGCCGTCCGTCAGGCGTTTTAAAATATCCCATTTTCAGCAGCCGCGCTTTAAGCTCGTCCTTTTTCCTTTCACAATAAAGGGCCTTCATTAATTCATTCACACAAGGCCCCCCTTTAACAGCTCCCGGGCCATATAATGAAAATGGTGATAGATATAGTTTCCGGTCGCGCTCGGATTAATAAAAACGGTTGAGAAATTGTAACGGACTTCAAACGTTTTTAAGCTGCCAAGCAAAGATTGCGGCTTATATTGTGAGCGATATTTTCCGTTCAATATTTTTTGGTAGCCTTCCAGATCCTCCACAAGAAGAGTGAAGGGGTGTTTGGCTGCACGGATCAATTCATTTTCAAACCGAGAACGGTCCTTAATGGATTGAACCAGCTCATCAACTCCATTTTTCCGTTCGATAGCAGCGTTCAAATACATGTCCCGGCTAATCCCGTATTCCTCGTTTTTCGGGATCATGGCGGAATAGTCGCCCGTCTTCATCCCTTTGAATTTGATGGATACGTTCTTTTTGCGGAGATAGTCAAGAACATGCTGGTTCTTCTGCTCCCTCGTATCCACAATAATGATCATGCTGTCGAGAATATTTTTCATTTCAGTATCCGAATAGTTATAGTGAATAATCGTCATGCTTTCTTCCCCTTAAAGTACGACATGGCACTTTCATAGATTTCTAAAGAGAGTTTGTCCGTTTCTTCATCCTCAAAATTCGAAACGGAGCTGTTCAGATCTCTCCAGCCGTTCTCCCAAAATAGAACGAGCAATCTCGCGGCTTTGGTTGCCGCATCCCACTCATGATTGAACCAGTCGTCTATTTTTGGATTCATTTCTTGATCTATGCCCATAAAATAATTGATGATTTTATCAATGGTCTGTTTGACTTTGTGATCCTGCATTGAGTATTCACCTTTTAAGTACTGGATGATCCGTTTTTTATGTGACTGAACAAATTCCACAAGTTCTGGATAGACGTTCTCCGGATGCTCAATATAAAGGTCATCCCCATCCAGAACTAAAGGTGAACCCAAAAAGGCAAGGTCATCACAAATTTGTTTTGGATGCATTGGAATCACCACTTTTTAATGCTATACCGAAAACAAAGAGCTTATTTCCAGTTGATTTTCTAAGATCATATTTTAATTGTCTTAATATTTCATAAAACGTCCGAGTACCGATAAATGAGTTTTCACGTAAACCAAAATATTCTCTACATGCAACATAAAGCAATTTGGCTTCAACCTTCCCACCACAAGAACGAATACATTGGTTTTTAATGAAATCCTCAATAGTATCTGCGCAATTCATTTTTTCACCTCTTTTAAAAAGGGGTTACTAAAAGGGTTATCAAATTAAAATTTCAGTAACCCACTCGAAATCCAGTCATATCAATGGATTGAGACATTTTTTTGATTAAAGGGTTACTGAATTTTTCTATTTCACTATTAAGCTCTATAAATAATAATTAATATATATATTTATTTTTTATTTATTTTTTTTCAGTAGATGGAACATAGAAAATTCAGTAACCTCAGTAACCCCTAAAAAATGTAAAACGCCAATAAATCCTTATATATCAATGGTTAAAGCTTCTTTCTATTGATTGAAGTAACCTTATCTGGGTTACTTTTTGTAGTGATTTCAGTAACCCTTTCAGTAACCCGCCTATCATTATTCTTCAAAAAACCTCCTCCGGCGTACTGATTTAATGTTATTCCATGGATAAATGTCTTGTTTTTTGCCCCTTTTGCTTTTTTAAAACCTCGAATTTCTAATTGACGATAAAAGGCACGGTTTTTTAACTCAACATCATCATTTTCATAACACCAATCTTTGTATTCCTTATAGAGTTCCTTTGCTTCGATTTTTGCAGCCGGATGAGTGACACACTTTTCAGCAAGAAAAGGGGCGAGAATGTCCATATCCTCCCGATAGCCATCTGTTGCCTTCTTGATCGCTTCCGGCTCTCCAAGGCCTTCCTTCTGCCACTGCAAACAGCCTTCAACGGCCCAGCGGAGGATCCCAGGCATTTCCGCTGCCAGTTTCTGCGGCAGCTTCTTGTCTACTTTTTCTTTTGGAATTGTGACAGTAAAAGGAATCAGCCGGATCCGGCGCCAAATCCCCTCATCGCTGCCTTTAACGATCGGTTTATGGTTTGTGGTAAAGAAGACTTTAAATTCCGGTGTAAACTCAAAGTATTCTTGACGCAGAAAACGTGCTGACATCTTTTCGCCGCCGGTAATCTGCTTCACCAACGATTCAGACAGCTGCTGCCCTTCTTCACTCTCGACGGCCGACACAAACCGGGCGCCGTCCAACCTGGCAATGTCATTGTTTATGGCGCTGTCATTTTTCTTCTTTATGAAGGTGTCGCTATTGGTCTGGCGGCCATAATCCCCAAACAAGTGCTGAACGGTATTGATAAAAGTTGATTTACCATTCCGGCCGTTCCCAAATAGAAAGAACATGACTTGTTCCGTGGTGTCCCCGGTCAGCGAATAGCCAATTGCCTTCTGCATGAAATCAATAATTTCATAGTTTGGCTTGCCCTGGTCATCTATAAAGATGCTTTCCAAGAAAGCTTTCCAGTTCGGGCAGTCGGCGTCCGATTGATAAGCGATAGGAGATATTTTCGTGAAAAGCAGATCCCGATCATGCGGCAGAAGTTCACCTGTTTTCAGATCAATCACACCGTTATCGCAATTTAAAAGATATTTGTGGGAATCCAGTTCCTGCTTCCTCACTGAAACCATTGGCCGAACATCTAAAATTGTGTTCATCCGTATGTTGCGGCGCTCGCATTTCTTCGCCCAATCGTTCAGCTGCTTTTTTCGGAATTTGTCTTCTGTGGCCTTAGCCTCGCCGTACAACGCCCGTAATGTCTTAGCGGTAATGGCTTCAATTTTTCGTTTGCTGTCTTCTTCCCATCGCTTGCCGTTCCAGATCAGCCAGTCAAGCTCGTTACAATATCGAATATTCTTTCCGTGGTAGTAGACAACTCGTTCCGCGTTGCCGAGCTCCGTCAAATGAAACGCCGGCGGAGTGTCAATGATCTCTTCAGTATCCTCAACTTGAGAATTTTCGGGATGGGAAATGTATACTTCATACGGCTGTTCCTGCTGCTCTTCCAGCAAATCAGAAATTGTCGTATGAGTAGAATAAACGGCCGCGGCAATGGTCATTTCTCCATATGTAGCGCCGTCGGATGAATGCTGCCGATCCCATTTCTCCCGGAACAAACCTGATTCGCGAAACATTGAATCCATTTTTGCGGGATCCTTATCCGTCCAGAATGCCAAGTGGTTACACAAAGCCATATCTGTGGCCGAGTGATCATCATTTATCAGATGACCGTTAAACAGATCCTGAATGCTCTTCCCGTTCTTGCTGTTGAACATCCTTTCCCATATCTCCTTATTAGAGAGGTTGCTCATATCACGGGATGAAGCAGCAGGCGGGTTGGACGGTTTCGATTCTTCTTTTTTGTCCTTCAAATATTTTTCGAACAGCTCTTTGAGCTCGTCTGTTCGTTCTTCAACGGCCCCGATCCCGAGACTATTACCGGTAAAGGTGAAATAGCGGCCGTGGCGGTATACTTCCAGTCCAAGTTCAGGATTTTTTCTCCCTGTGCCCGGCCCGCGCAATGGGATCTTACCTTTTGTGATGATGTGGACTCCTTTGCCGCTGGGTGAATATTCGGTGTAACTGCTAATCGCCTGAACAATTTCCTCAGCAAACGGGGACAAGACACCGTCCTCCACACAATGATCTATGTCTATGCCGATGAACGGATCATCTTTTGAAAACATGAAGCCGATCCCGTCATAATCTCGATCGTTATAAAATTTCAAAACGGTCGGGAACGTCGACCAGGTTCTTTTATTACTGGATTGAGCCATGCTGCCGTCAATCTGGTACGGCACTTTTGTTTTCTTACCGTCACGTTCTTCGGAACGCCATAAAATCCACTGAGGGGCGTTTTTTAGCTCTTGCGGTATGTTTTTAAATTCGTACATGTGATAACTCCCCTTTAAAAACGAGGGAGCTATACACTCCCTCATATGTGTTTTTTATGATCAAAACGGTATATCATCGTCACTGATATTAATTGGTTCGGTTTCCGGTGCTGGCGCTTCTGACGGCTTAAACGCTTTGACTTCTGGATATTTCTTGCCGTTATGTTCTCTTTCCCCGACAAGCAGGCGAACCGGTTTATTCAGAAACGCCTTGGCCCATTCGATATGATTCTTAAATTGCATTCCGTTTGGAAAACCCGCGGCCTTTGATGCTTGGTGAAATCTCCACATTGCATTTTCCGTAACGGTGAAATTGTCGTATAGAATTTTCTGGCCCTGGCATGGCTGCTCAACGTCAGAACGAATTTCATAATCTACGACAAGGCGCTCATTTCCGGATGCAGCCGTTTTGGCTTCAAAGTTGATAACTGTCGCTTCGTATTCTCCTGGTTTAATCGGTTCAAAAGCTTCACCTTTGCTGTGGTCTACTGTAAACATTATTTTTCCTCCTTAGTCTTTAAAGCTTGTAATCTATCAAGTGCGGCAGATGCCAACTTAATAGTCCATTGATCAAGTTTTTTATTTGCTTTGATCTGAAATTCTTCAATCATCTGGGCGGCTGTTTCGTTGCCGGCGACGATTGTTTTAATTTCATCAATCAATCGAATCCGTTCGGCTTCTTCCTCTGCTTTCACGTCAATACCGAGCTCAAGCCATTGGTAAAGCTTGCGGCCGACTTCTGGATTGAGTTTAAAAGAAGAGCCTTCAAACATGCGGGTATTATCTTTGGAAGTTTCTGCCAAATGATCAATACCAATATTGAAATTGAGCATGAATTCATACTCCATTTCGTCTTTTTGCACAGGCTTGGTCCCGACCTTACGCGGCGCCATTTTCCCCTCACTGTTCGGCTCAACAACGTACTCAGTTTTGGTCCGAAGCGTCGCCAGAATGTGGACGTCATTTTGCGTTAACGTTTTTATTAATTTCGTAGTTTCGGGCGCAAGTTTACCCCAGTTTTGAAATGAGTTACCTTGCATTTCCCCATGTTTTTCAACAATGCCGCCTTCCCCCGCCCAATTGTGGGAAAGCGAGTCAATTATGACAACTTCTGCACCGGCTTCCTTAATTGCTTCAAGAGCCATTTGATACCGTTCTGTGGTATAAGGCGGTGTAAAATCGATGTGCTTGAAGCTGCCAATCCGTACATCATCAAATTGCAAGTTTGCATACAGTTTGGCGCGACGGTGCTCAGTATCCACAACACCAATCTTTGACCAGACTTCCTTATCACTTGCATCCGGGTATGCTTCCCGCATCATTCCGTAAGCGACAAGCAGGGCACCGGCAGTCTTTCCGGATCCACTCGGTCCGATAAAGCCGACAATTGCCTTTTCCTTTTCACGCTGTGCGTTTGTGACTTGAAACATCTATTACACCTCCACTTTGAAGCTTGTGGAGGCAGGTTCTATTTCTACCCCCGGAACAGCTTGTCCATTTTCATCAACGACAACCTTTTTGCCGTCCACCTCTTTGATAGACAGAGATTTTTTAAAGTCGCCCCATTTGACATCTTCTTTGATAAATTCAGTGAGACCGGCCTCTTTCACATGCTTGAGAAGCTGATCCTTATCGGTTGGCTTAGGCTGTTCTTTAATTGCCCTGCTTTTTGACTTGCCGTAAGGAGTGGAAAGTGTTTTTGCTTTCGGATCCTGCTCGAGCTGCTTTGAGTGATAAACGCTGACCAGGTTTTCAAAAAACGCCAGATTGTCCGCGACAGGTTTTAGCTCCTGAGTTTCCCATTCATCGATCCGCTGCCTTTCGGTTGCCGCCAGAGCCTTGATTTCTTTTTCCTGTGTCTTTAAAGCAGCTATTTTCCGAAACGCCCAATTTAGACTATTCATGTCCGTAATCTCAAACTGTGGACGGCTCTCCTGCTGCAGGCTATTATTTGAAATCTCGTTTAGTTCAAACGCCTGTAAAGGATTCATCTATATTGCCTCCTAATTGATTTTGTAATAAACTCCATTTAAAATAAGGTTGTTAAGTGTTGTTTTTAGTCGCCTCTGCCAAGGCGGCTTTTTTATTCATAAGCTGACGGATAAAATGCAGTCATTTGAATTTTCCTGTTAATTTCAGTCTCGTACCAAAAGCTATTATCATAGGAACGCTGATTAATCTCTGTGTTCAAATTTTCAGCGGCATCTTTCACGTTTTGAAGAGCTGCCTTTTCATTTTTACAGTGATAGACAATGTCAATCCTCCCACCATTTCTCAATGCATATTCGACAAGGTGCAATACTGAGTCAATCTGTTTTTGATCCATTTTCATCCTCCTTTTCTACCTCGTCTTTCAAATATTCCAAAGGATATCCGTAACGGTTGATCTCTGTGATCATTGGATGTTCGATATTCATTGATACACTCTCCTCACAGTTGAAACATTAATCCCTCTGCTTGCGAATTTGGACGCGATTTCGTGAAGCCGGACAACCTGTTCCGGGTGCTCCATCCGTTTAAGATCCTTGCAATTTAAAATGATTGTCGCCGCAATTTCTACACATCCTTCAAAATCATGTTCCTCGATCGCGGCAGGCAATTCCGCAATAAGATCTCGCGTTGAAATGAACAGCCTTTCCGCCTTTTCGCGGTCAGTTTTTAGAAATCGGTTTAGGTTCATTCTTGCTCCTCCTTTTTTTGGTATAATGTCCCTATCAATACACGATAGGAGGTGTAGTCAAATTGGATAAAATTCAAGATACAGTTAATGACATGAAAATTATCAGTCAAGCCTTACAAACTCTTAAATTGGAAAGTCTCAGTTTGAATAGCCCAATAAGTGAAAGGTTTGATATTACTTTTATTGGAGAGAATTTCAATGTCATTAACTCTTATGAACTTCGGAATGTCCTTGAACATCACTTTAATTTGAATATCCCGCATGAGGCGCTCTTAGTTGTAATACCTCATGTCTGCAAAGCAAATAATATGAAATTTGAGGGATTTCAAGATTTAAAAGATTCAATCAATCAAGAGAAAACAGTATCCATGTATCAGATAACACTGACCTAAATTACTAAGAACTTTTTATTAGCCTCAGGTATAGGTAAAGGCTTTAAACCAAGTTTTACTCTTACATCGTTGACAGAGATTATTCCTGTTTTTAACTGTTCTAAAAGTAACTCAGCCTCTGTTGCCGCAGGGGTTGATTTATTTTGTTTTTCCATTTTCCTACCTCCTTTTGATTTTTAGATATGCTTCTTCACAAATGCTTGATAAATCTTCATAAAACGTTCCGCCTCGCTTAAAGCAAGCCATTCTTTTGTTTTGATCTTCATTTTCTCACCTCCCTTCAATGGGTCATAACATCTATAGCAATGTCGTTTTTATCAGCGAATTCTTCAAACAGACTTTTTTGTCCTGAGGCTCTTCCTAAATCACTAACTGTCGATACTAAGGTAACCATGAATAAAGTGATATCCGGATTCTGATAATCCCAAAGGAAATCGAATACCTCTTCTTCCGTTCCTATGCAATTGTCTATTCCTTTTTCTTTGACAGCATGCATGGTACTGAAATAGTCTTTCATTCCAAACTTTTCACCATCATACTGCTTACGGATGGGGAACATCTGCATCAATTCTCCGGGTGTAAGCTTTCCTATTACGGTTTGAATGAACTCAATTAAACGCAGCTTTACTTCTAGGAAACGGCGTGATCTAGCCTTCTCCAGGTTGATCATCTTGATTCCAGCAAACGCGATTTTCTTGAAATCGTCTGTATCAATTTGATTAGTTCTTTGTATTTTTCTCGCACTCTCAATTACCGCTTTTTGAAACATCCTGTGGTAGATTGAGTAGTGGTCTGGCTTTCGAGTACCCTCGATCACTTTGAGTTGTGTTTTCATGAAAATCCTCCTCATTTGCTTAGTCCGCAGGGGCATCTTCCTCTTTTACTAGGAATGCTAGTCATCTTCCCCTACAATCACAATGTGATCTAATGCGAAGCGGAGACAGGAATCAATTAATTTATGTAACTTGATACCTGTTTCTGCACTTAAATCTTTTAACTGTTGATGTGTATCTGTACTAATCACCACAACTTTTTGCGCTTTTTCGGGCTGTTCACGTTTTAGTTCTAGTGTGCATGTCATGATAAACCCTCCTCATTTTTTAGGTCTGCATGATATTTAATTGCCATTGGTATTTTGATGTGATGGTCAGTGTATGTCGTTTCATTCCCTTGAGCTGTTGCTTTTTTTGAGTAACAGCTATCCACACTTCTTCAATCTTGAAATAGATCATTCAGAGTGCAGCCAAACAATTTGGTAAGCGCCTTTGCTTCTCTTAAAGTAAATTCCTTTTTCCCACGTTCCTTTTCATGGTAGGTCTGTGGATGAATACCGATTTTTCGAGCGACATCTTTTTGATACAATCCACGTTCTCGACGAGCAACGTAGAGTTTATGTATCATGACGCCTCACCAACACCGTACTTAATGGCCATTTCCTTCACGATCGCTAGATAAATTTCAGTCAAGCGAGCATCATCGCCAATAACGTCCATTTTGTTTACCTTGTCTATTTTTGACTTAGGCACACCGTTTAAGGCCATTTCGGATTTCTTATTCGTAAGCCTAATGGATAAACGACACCTCGCTCTATCTTCCAACAATTGATAACTTTCTTTCCTAACATCTGCATAGGCTTGGAAACCGCCTTTTGATAGCGCAATAGCATTGATGATCTTGTTCACTTTCTTTTTCCATTCAGTAGGATTAAGCGAAAGAACTTCTTTAATGTTGTCTTGCTTCTTTTCAACAGCATCAAGGCGTTTGTCTTGTTCCTGCTGCTTTAGTTGTGTACGGGCTACTGAATCAAAAATTTGCTTGAACATTTGTAGTTCAGGGCTTAACTGGGATGTATCAATTTGAGTTTGCTTGACGTTGTAATATTCATCCACAAGCATTTCATAGGCGTCCCAGGCTTGATCGGTGTTTAGTGACTTCGCATGAAGCCATGCACCTTTTTCCGTCCAAAGGTAGAGCTTGTTAATGTTTGGTGCGACACCTAAATTTTCGAAGTCGCGTTTAAAAGTTCTTAAATCTTCACCTTGTAACAGAATGAAATGCTTCCCTTCTTTATATCGCTTTTTATTGTTGTTGAAATTCTGTTGGACTAACTTCTCTTCTGCCCCATAGCTTTCTGCCAACTGGGCAGTTGTTAGAACACGTTGGTTATTCTGTTCAATAATTGATAGATTCATGGTTACCTCCTTAGTTCGTCGAGTGTAATTTCCTGGTTGTTTTTGGGATGTACCTTTTGGTACGGGGGATAATCAACCCCTTCTACAAACCCATAACTCAACATCCTTTCAAACCACTTTTTCATTTTTCTCAACTTCATATTTTATGAAGTCTGGCGGCAAAAAAATTTCATCAATACGCATACCAAATTCTTGAGCAATGATAAACATTTCGGAACTTTTGAATTGCGTGATACCTCGCTCTTTATTTGAATATGTCTCGGCCTCAACTCCAATTAGATCGGCCATATACTTCTGTGACAAATTCTTGTAGCGTCTCAACGATGCTAGTTTCGTTTGCATATAAACACCTCCTTGTCGGTAACCTCACAACTTCATAATACATGAAGTTTTTGTGCCGAGCAAGCTTTTTTTCATCATTTATGAAATATTTTTTGGGGACTACGAAAAAAAGTGGATAAACTTCATGAAACATGATAATATAATAATTGTGAGGAGGTGAAGTTCATGAAAAAGGAAATTAGCAAATTCGTAGGAAATAAAATAAGATACTACCGAAAAAAGAACGGTTTGACCCAAAAGGAATTAGGCGAAAAAGTCGGAGTAAAACACAACACTATTTCTTCTTATGAAAACGGCACTAATGAGCCGGAGCAAAACATTCTATACACAATAGCTAATGTGCTGAATGTTTCAATAAATGATTTCTTCCCTGATACCTTCCCTACTACTCATGAAGAAAATAGCATTGTTTCTGAACCTAGCCAAACTTATTCAATTCGAATAACTGAATATCGTTACATTCCTGCACCAATATCAGCTGGGTACCCTCTCTGTATAGATAGTATTGACGAGGATCATTTGGAATCAATCAGCATCCCTGACTGTATCATGGGCAAATGGGCAGGCAGAAAAGACATCTTTATGATGCGGATTAATGGCGATAGCATGAATAGGATTATGCCGCACGACTCACTGATTGCAGTCAGGCCTGTACCATTATCCAATCTACGCGATGGAGATATAGTGGTTTACAGTGACGGCGGGGATTATGCTGTCAAGAGATTTTACCGCAGGGAAGATAAAGTTATATTTAGGCCTGATTCTTCCGATTTAAGTTTTACGGATTACGTAACATCTGCTGATAACAGCGATTTAAGAATTCACGGAAAAGTAGTTCTATATATCGCAGAATTAGATTAAGTTGTTAGCGCTAAAAATTTAATCACAGGCGGGCCGATCACCCGCCTTTTTTTAAAGGAGTGAATTTAGTATGCCTGTCTATAAAGACAAGGAAAGGGGAACATATTATTTTATCATATCCTATACAAACAGAAATGGAGAATACAAACAGATAAAAAGAAGAGGATTTAAATCAAGCGGAGAAGCGAAGAGGGCTGAAGCAGAAACCCTTTTACGACTAGAAGCTGACGACGGAGAAAATGAAGATAATCCAACTTTTGAATTTGTGGCAAAAGAATACTTGAAATGGTACAAAAAAAGAAGAAAGGCATCATCATATTTAAAAACAAGTAGCATTATAGAAACTCATTTGATACCAAGGTTCGGGAAAAAGAGAATTAACAACATTCGTTCAAGGGACATAATGCGTTTTCAGAATGATCTGCTTGATAGATATGCCGTTGCACACGTCAAAAAGATACATCAAGTTTTATCGGCTGTATTTAACTTTGCGATTAAACAAGAGTACACAAAGGATAATCCAGCACGTTTGGCGGGAAATGTGGATATAGAAGAAGAGAAACATATCAATTATTGGACGTTAGACGAGTTTAAAGCGTTTATTCAACACGTAGATGATCAGTTATATTATGCACTTTTTATGACGCTCTATTATAGCGGTATGCGAAAGGGAGAGTTATTAGCTCTCACATGGGGAGATATTGATTTTGACAGCAACACTATAAATATCGATAAGACCGTATATAATCGAATAGTGACCAAACCAAAAACAACATCGTCTATACGAAAAATCATGATGCCTAAACACGTAATGAGGTTATTAGCTCAATTGAAAGCAAATGCCCAGCCAAAAATGACATATGTAGTATTTGGAGAATTTCTTGACCACATTTCAACTACAACACTAGATAGAAAATACGCTGAATACGTTAAGGCGGCAAAGGTTAAAAAAATTCGTCTACATGATTTCCGCCATTCACATGCTAGCTATTTAATTAACAGGAACACAATCCCATCTGTCGTGGCAAAAAGGCTCGGTCACAAGGATGTGGGCACAACACTCAACATATACAGCCATTTATATCCGAGCACAGAAAAAGAAGCCGTCCTCAAAATGGAAGACGACTTCAAGACTGCTGAAATTATTCACCTTAAAGAAGCTTGA